TTCTCTAAGAGTTTGGGATGCTTTGGTCGAACTATCGGCTGGAGAGAATACCATAGCTCTTAAAGAGAATCTTAGTATTGAAATTGCTAAGAAAGCGATTGTCGAAGGTGATTATAATGGACTAGTTAAAAAACTAGTTCTTTGTTATGACCATGTATGTAATAAAAAACCTATAATTAATGAAACATCTGCGGATGCTGGAGGCGAAGCTTCAACTATTGATGAAGGTGTTATTACTATTGTTAATGGTAATCGACGTAGAATGATAAAAGTAAAAGATGATATAGGCGATTCATTATTTGATCTAGTATATGATTTAAAGAGTGTAAGATTTCGTAACGGAAAGATAGGAAAATAACCTGCGGGTTATGTCAAGCGTTCTGCTAGAATTAATGACAAAAGGATCTAGTACTTACAAGATTTTATATTTGATAATCATATTTAAGATTAATAGAAAAGTCTATACAAAATACATTTAAAAAATTATCCTAACATAAACATCTGCGGATGTAAGGGGGATTACTTCCCGAGGGAAGGTCCCCCACAGGACAATTTTTAATTATATTAAAGTGATATTTAATACAATTACAGTAGGCAAATGATATCGAATTCAATGAATTTTAATTTAAATCAAAAATCATATGAATAAATCAATAAAGTTGAGTTCAAGTAATATCATTAATATTCGTAAGTCTCTCGATGCAGAGATTACAAAGGCATGGCACATAATCGCAATAGAGAATGTTATGTCTAAGAAAGCAGCAAGTGCTGGTATGGGATCTGGTAAAGATCTAAAGGCTCTGTATAATAGTATTACACAGATGCAGGAAAAGCGCATTAAGATCAAGGGTATACTTCAGTCGTTGAACATGAATATAACCACATTTGATTTTAACGAGTTTAAGAAGACAAATAACTATAGTATATTCGCAGCTGGAGAAGCAAAGGAATCAATAGCACATTGGAAGGCAATACTCCCTAAGTGTATTAATCCAACAGAGAAGTCAAAGAAGGGTATGAAGGGTACTGGAAAGATTGAGTCTTTTAGTAGTGCCAAAGTATCTCAGTTAATAAAAGATTTACAGATGACAGCTAATAAGTTTGATTCTAATCTTGAGAAGTTCAATAACAATACAACTATTGCATTGGATGAAGCAACAGAAAATGACTTTAAGAACACTTTAACAGCTTAAACATTATAGACTATGTGTAAAGGGCAACTTAACATTGTTAGGGGTGGAATCGAAGTCCGCAATAGTCACAACTAAAAACTATAGTATGAAAAAAGAAATAGGATTAAAAGCTATTTCTTTATATTATACACCAAAAGAATATAAAAGTTTAAGTAATAAATTACAAAGACTAAAATATCCTAAGAATAAATTAGGGGGTATAGTAACAGCTAATTATGCTTATATTTTATGTGAAGAAGAAGACTGTAAGAAATTATACGAAACTCTAAGTATGAAAAACATAAGGATTAGATTAGAAATAGCAAAAACAAAGTATATAATACATTCAGAAGACGTTAAAATAGTAACTAATAAAAGAATAGAAACTATTTTAGATAATCTTAAAAGAATGAATAATTCGTAATCAATATGAAGAAAGAAAAAACAATAACAGATAATTTAAATAAAGTAAAAAAATCTGAAAAAGGAGTAGCAAGATTAAAAGCATTCCTTAAAACAGCTTCTGGACAGAAGTTTGTAAATAATATACACAAAGAAAGAATAGATGTATTATGCAAAAGATATCATCTAAATTATATTGTATATACTAACTTAACTATTACAATGAATGTAATAAGTAGTGTGCTAAGTAAATTAGGTATGAAGCCAGAGAATAATGCAAAGAAAGCAGTAGAAGAGCTAACCGAACAGCATCATCCTCAGCCAAAACGACTTACTTTACACACTAGGAAAATAGAAAAAGACGGTCGTATAGAAAAAATAAAGAGTGAATGTAGCAAACTCAATATTATAAACGATCGTAATAAGAAATTAACTCATAAAGAGTTACTGAATGGCTACAAAGCTCATAAGCTAGATAAATGGCTTATGACTAATCCTGAACCAATAGAACAAGATTCTACTGGTCAATTGAACGCTTTTTATGAAAGTGATCATGAGGAATGGAAAAAGAAATTAGAACTTATTAAAGTACAAATAGAAGATAAGATTATATATAAATATAATCCAAATCTTCCTTTAATTGTTCGATATAAGAATGGAGAACAATCTTATATACACAAAATTTTAACAACTATTCCAGACAAAGAAAATACTGCAAAAAATATTAACGGATTAACTGAAAAAGATAGTATTATTAATATCGCTAAAACTAAAATTAATAATGAAAAAAAAAGAAATCCAAAAGTAATTGCTGGGTATCTTCGAGATCATAATAATCAGTTTGGAAGAGTTATTATTCCTGCAGCATAAAGAAATACCTTTTCACAAATAATATTTATTATTCATGTGAAGCTCATAATATTTGAGTATAACTAATATTTGGAAAAAAGTATGTAATGCGGAAAACAAGATAGTAGGTTCGACTCCTACACTTTTTACTAGTAATTGAAAATTAAAGAAACGAAACACTAACTCAATCGAGGAGATATAGAAGTATTTAATAATAAAGGAGGTGTAAGTCCTTCTAATAAATAATATAATTGAGAGTCTTAGAACCATGATTATAAAAGATAAAAAAGTAAATGTTTATGATATTGAGATCTTCCCAAATTGTTTTCATTGTACAGTAAAAGATACAGAAAACAATATATTATATAAATTTGAAATATCTGAAAGAAAAAATCAGCTATCAGAATTAATAAACTATTTTTATTATAATAGTTCAGATATATTGTTTTGTGGATATAATAATCATCATTATGATGATGTTATTATAAACTATATAATAGATTATGGCTATAAGCTAAAGACACTTAATTACATAAAAATATGTCAGTCTTTATATGGATTATCAGGTACAATTATAAACAGTGAAGAAGGTGATACTAGTAAATTTAAAAGATGGAAATATGCAAATTATTTCTGTTCAATGGATTTACTCACTATGCTCTATAGTTCTAAACTTAGAGTAGGTTTGAAAGAAATGCAAATAACAATGCATTACAAGAACGTACAAGAGTTTTCTGGAGATTTTAACCAATGGTTAAGAGAAAAAGAAATAGATAAAATGATAGAGTACAATATAAATGATGTTGAGTCTACAGCAGCTTTACTAGAAAAATGTAGAGATGATATAGATATAAGATTGTTTATAGAAAAAGAATACGGAATAAATGCATTATCCATGGACAGTGTGAAGTTTGGTGAAACTATTTTACTAAACGAATACTGTAAAAAGACAAAACTCGATAAGAAATATGTCAAAGAATTACGTTCCCCTGCGGATACCGTGAAACTCCTGGATGTAATATTGCCATTTATAAAATATAAAAATCCAAAGTTACAAGCCGTTCTAGAAGATATGAAGAAGCAGATTGTATCTACTAAAGAACGCAAAGGCTACGAGAAGAAGTTCGTTCTCTCGAATACCGTCTTCTCCGTGGGCGTTGGTGGAATACATTCTATCAACAAACCGAAGATCTATCGGCCAAGCATGGACGAATATATAGGACACGCAGATGTGGAGTCTATGTATCCTTCCTTCATAGTAAAATATGGATGGATTCCTCAACATTTGGGAAATGAATTTTTGCAAATATATTCTAACTTTTATAAAGATAGATTTATTGCAAAACATGGCGGACAGATGCTTAAGAGTACTGCATTAAAATTAACTCTTAACTCTGTTACAGGTAAAATGCAACAAGAAACAAGCTGGATGTATGATCCATTGAGCGTATTTAAAATACGTATAAATGGTCAATTAATTCTACTAATGTTAGTAGATCGTCTGTTGGAATTAAACTGTAAGATTGTACAGGTTAATACTGATGGTGTCATGTATATTGCTCCAAAAAGCCAAAGTAATAAAGTTCAGGAAGCTATTACTGAGGTGGAACAAATAACACGCTTGAATTTTGAAACAGATCGCTATGAGGCGTTTTATCAATACGCAATAAACGACTATTTTGGTGTCGTAGAGGGTTATTCTCAATCTGGGAACCCGAAATTGATAGAAAAAAAGGGAATGTTTATTACGGCTAATAAATTAGGTAAAGGGCTAGCACCAGTCATTATACCTAAAGCTGTAATAAACTACTTCTTAACCAAACAACCAGTTTCTGAGTATATTAAAAATTCTAAAGAAATAAAGGATTTCTTAATGACTCAGAGGGTGGATAAGAAATTTAAAGTTGAATATGGTGAAGAACCTATACAACGAATAAATAGATATTATGCATCTACAAACGGAAGATATTTATATAAAGTAAAGACAGAAGATGGAGTTAATAAATATTTTAATATGTTAACTGCATCTGGAGTAAATATACTAAATACTTTCGATGATGTACCTATAAATGCACATAAAATAAATTATAATTATTATATCGGAGAAGCCGAGAAGATAATTAATGATTTTGTGCATCAACAACTAGAATTGTTTGAGTAACCAACTTGTTAACCTAGAGTATAAGAGATGATTATTGAAATAAATACAAAAATCCTGGACATTCCAGGTATCAATTTAAATCAGTTAGTATTCCTTAGTGTTGTATTGAATAAGAATCAAAAAAAATATAATCAAGACGTTCACAAAGTAGTCAGCCTAATTAGTGACGACGAAATACAACAACTAATCGATAAAGATCTAATTACCTCGATAGAGAAAGGTAATTCAGTTACATATACTGAAACAGAGAAACTTACAAAAGTAATCACCTTAGAAAAGGATTATTTTGATTTGTTTTATGATATGTACCCAATATATGTTTTACGACCAGATGGTGCTAAAAACTATCTGAGAGCCAATGTCAACAAATGTAGACATCTATTTAAAGTAATATCAGGTAATAGCGAAGCTATGTCTGAACATCTAATAGAATGTTTAAAGTTTGAAATAGATAAGAAAACCCGTATAGGAAAACTTAGCTATATGAAAACTATGTGGCGTTGGTTAGTAGATCATCAGTGGGAAGAAACTGAAGAAGAAATGCAAGATACTATGGTAAACAAAGTAGATTCTTATGGAACAGATATTGTCTAATTATGTAAGACCAATGAGCACAGTAGCTCAAGAAGCTATAAATTATATAGCTGGTCGAAGAGATAACACAATTGTGTCTCTTAAAACTAGATGGAATAAGTTAAATAAGCAGTGTATGGGAGGTATTGAACCAAATACCGTAATGACCATAGCTGGTATTTCTGGAAGCGGAAAGAGTTCGGTAGCGAATTCTATTCAAACTGATATAATTGATTTAAACCCGAATGAAGATATAATTATTCTTACTTTCTCATTAGAGATGGTTGGATTTAGGCAAGTTGGAAGAACGCTTTCTAGTAAACTTAGAAAAACGACTTCGACTTTGTATAGCTCAGAAATGAGCCTAGATGACGAGACCTTCAGAAAAGTCATCAATGTTTCCAATAAACTAAAGGAGTATCCTATCTACTTTGTAGATAACCCAACTACTCCCACGCAAGTACAAGAAATTATAAATAGTTTCTATAATAAGTACGTAAAAGGTACTAATAAGCATTTCATAATAATATATGATCATGCACTTTTGACCAAGCAAATAGGATCTGTAATAGATACTATTTCAGAATTAGAGAGAGTTTTTATACAAGTAAAAAAGTATCCACTAACCTCTATAATTCAGTTGACTCAAATGAATAGAAATATAGAAAATTCGGAAAGAATTAATAATCCATTGGCACAATATCCAATGAGAAGTGATTTATCATCTGCAGATGCAGTGTTTCAAGGTAGTGATTACGTATTAGTAATCCATAGACCAGAGATTTTAGGTATACAGGAATATGGGCCAAATCATTTGCCTACTACAAATAAAGTATATATACATATGCTTAAGAATAGGGATGCAGGAAAACCTTGTATTCTAGAATTCGAGAATGACCTAATGTATAACAATCTTATAGAAACCTAAACAGATGATTATTAATAAATTTAAAGGCTGAAAAATTATGAAAAATTATACATTTAATATAAATAAGAATAACAAGAGTAACACAACAACTTTTCGTACAAACAACCATAAGAGTCTTGATGACATTATTGCTGCTGATATAATTAAAGAGGCAAACTCTTTATTTAAGAATGCATCACCTACGTTGAATATACTAGGTAAGAATTATATCAAGAGCAATGGACACCTTATTGACGATGCATATATCGACGATTTATATCGCAGTTGTGCTGGTGACAATAACAAAAAGGTTACAACAATTATTTTTAATCGCAGTGGTCTGAAGGATAACAAGTTTATCAACGCTGCAAACTTCTTGGCTAACTACAAGTCTAACAAGACTCGTACATATGCTTTGAATACATTATATTATACAACTGATAATATACCAGTTATATTTTATGATGATGAGATTCAGATTGGCTATGAAACATTTAGCTACAATGATTTCTCAAATATAGACTTTCTTAGCAACTTAACACCAAAGACTAAGAAAGTAATAATCGAAATTAACATTAAGTTATAATAACAATTAAAAATTATAACACACATGATACAATTACCTACAAGTAAGATTCCAGCAACTTCAACTAATCCTCACTTTTTAATTTTATATGGTCGTCCTAAAGCAGGAAAGACAAGTGCGTTAGCACAATTGGATAATAATCTAATTATAGACTTAGAAGGTGGTTCTACTTTTATTGACGCAATGTCAATTCAGTGTAGAACAGTAACAGAATTAGGAGAAGCTGCTCA